CTTACAAAGCGCTATCGGATACCGGTTTACTTTTGCCACGCCTATCACCCGAATGAACGGGGCACAAATGAACGGTTCAATCGAGAACTTCGCTACTATTTCCCGAAGGGAACACAGTTTGATCAGGTTTCAGAGGCCAACATTCAACGAGCCACAGCGCTTATCAATAACAAACCCAGAAAATGTCTCCGTTGGCAAACCCCAGTTCAAGCAGTGAGCAAGCCTCTTTCTAGGTGGTAACTTTATTATTGCAATCTAGGAAGCAATTAGAACATGCTGATGAAGATAAACAATTAGGTATCTATAAGAAACGGTTGAACATCATCAGGAACATGGCAAAGGATAATAGTGATGACGAAGAGTATGATGGGAAGCTAACTGAATCTGATAAAGCTTTGATTGATTTTTTTGACGTACTTATGCCAGGGTTCGCACAGTTTGAATCAGAGAAAAATAAAGAGAGGATGGAGCGACACAGAGCCAACAAGAAACAGGAGGAAGCTTTAAAGCTTGAACAGTAGTACATATTGCAAGGGTCAGCCAAGGGTTGGCTCTTTTTCAATACCAAGACAAAAAGTGACGCACTCATTACGTATATATAGTGAGGGGGTACAGCAAGAGCAAATTATTGCCTTGCGCAGCCAGATGCTTATATCATTAGAATTTAAAATGATGAACCATAAACAATAAATAATGGACAGCAAATATTAAATAACACATTTAAAAAATAAAAAAGCTGTAACGCCCGCCCCCGTAGGCGTAGAGAGGGACCTCACATAACAAAATTGTCTTCTCTCAAAAAATATGCAATTATTAAAAATTTTTATATGTGTCACGTCATAGCCTTCAAACGTTGATATACCGGCATTTGCCATGCTTACAAAAGTACAGTAAATGAATATGGTAACCAATAGCTTAAGTGCTACATATGTTGATGCATAAGCTTTTATACATTGGAAGACATGAAGGGAGGTACAGCAGACATGGGTAGAAAAATTAAAATAACAAACGATGAAGCAGATCGTGCGGATCAGCGTGCACGAACGGAAAAATTGATGAATGAAACACAAGATTGGCAGACGTTACAGCCAACACCGCCAAGATATTTAAAGGGTATAGCTTATCAAGCATGGACTGAGTTGACACCGATTCTAAATCATTCGGGTTTAGTAAAGCAGTCGGATAAGCAAATCGTAAGTAGTTTGTGTGAGCAAATTGCCATTCGCCGTTTGGCATATGAGCAAGTAATGAAGAGCGGTATAGTTCTGGCAAATGGGCGTAAGAACCCAGCATGTGGAGTACTGAATGATAGTACAGCAAAAGTTAAAAGTCTTGCAGAAAGTCTTGGATTATCTCCGCAGGCACGTGCTTCATTAATGAACATTCAGGCAGATAACGCAGATGATGACACACAAAACATTATTGAAAAATTGAAAAAGGCAGGAAGTGAACAGTTTTGATAAAGCAGTATGATCTAACACTTCCGAAGATGACACTTGAAAAGGCCTATAAAGAGCAGCTTAAATCTGGCACTTATGATGCTATTGCTGAAAAGTATAGAGATCCTGGCACAGTATATGCATTCCAAATATTGGAAGGTCAGATTATCGCAGGCCATGATGTTAAGTTGCAAGCTTTTAGACACCTACAGGATCTTGCACGTGTTGAGTCCAAACAACCAGACTTCCAATTTAATTATGATTTAGATAATTGCAGGACGGTATTAGCTTTTGCAAGTCTTTGCCCTGATCCGAGCACAGGTAAACCACAGCCACTGGCCTTATGGCAAAAGGCACTATTGTGTTGGTCCCAAGGTTGGCGGAATAGCAGTGGTGAGCGCCGTTTTCACCGTGTGGTGTTCAGTGTTGCCAGAACTAATGGCAAAACTTATTTAACGGTTATACTTCTCAGCTATCAGTATCTAATTGCTAGTGCTGGATACAGTAATCAGGACATGGCATACATAGCGCCAGTTTCACAGCAGAGCAAGAAGGGCTGGCGGTACATCAAGACAACGTTTAATCGTCTGCAAAGTGAGGGCTTTGGGGATCAGATGCGTTCCACCAAGACTAAGATTGGTGAGGATGCTGTCAAAAGTAATACTAATCAGAATCAACTGTTGCGTTTGTCAGATGAATCGGGACAGTTTGATAGTTATCATTTGGCCTTCAGCGTTCATGACGAAGCCGGTGATGATGGCAGAATTGGTTTAATCAAGCAAAATGATGGGAAAATCACATCTGGACAAGTGCAGACCTTTGATAGCCAATCATGGGACATCAGTACTGCCTATCCAGACGCCACTTCAAATCTATATCTCACTGAGAAATTAATCAGAGAGGCCATGCTAAAGGATACTGAGCGAGAACTGGACGATAATTTGCTTATCAACTATACACAGGATAATGAAGATGAAGTCAGTCAGCCAGACACTTGGGTTAAGTCTAATCCACTTTTGCCAACCATTGGAAACACGATGCTAAACAGTATGCTTGCTGAGCGCGACACTAAGAAATCCGATGGTAGCTTGCCTGAGTTTGTCAATAAAAATCTAAACATGTGGTTGCAGGTAAAGGAAAACAGATTTTTGAACCCACATGACATAGAAAATGCAGTAGCTGATAAAGTTCCAATCAACACAAATGGTCACGTGTGCTACATCGGAATCGATTTGTCAAAACTTAGCGATGATACTGCTATAGCTCTTGTCTACCCATATCAGGCCAATGGGGATACTCACTACTACATAGAACAACACAGCTGGATACCACTGAATCATACTGGAGGAAGTATTGATAGCAAGGAAAAACAAGATGGTATTAACTATCGCAGGGCTGAACAGCTAGGATACTGTGATATTGCTAGAAATCGCTGGGGATATATAGATGATGACTCAGTTGTCACATACCTTGGTGATTATATAGAGCAAAATCAGTTGCAAGTTCGTTTCATTTGTTATGACCCATGGGCAAGTAGCGATGTATTAGATAAGTTGGTTCAAATCGACAAGTGGCCAATGATGCCTATCCGACAAACAGCGCATGACTTAGATAAGCCTACCCATGAGTTTCAGAGACTGATGCGAGAAGGTCGCATTCATTATTCTGACGATCCAATTATCCAATACAGCCTAACCAATGCAATTCTTGTTGGTAACAGTGCTGGCTTAAAGGTTGATAAGGAACGATATACAAGCAAAATTGACTGTGTAGATGCCATTATTGATGCCATGTCTAGAGCAATTTATGAATTTAGTGATGTTAACCCTGACTTTGATCCAAAAGCAAAAGTGAAGGACCCATTGTCTGGTATGAGCGATGAAGAACGCCATAAATTCCTGATGAATGTAGGCTTTTAAAAGTCTACATATTTTTTTGCATTGGAAGGTCAATATTGGTCAAAAAACGGAACACTCCATACGTATATATAGTGAGAGGTAAAAACAATGAAAGACACAAAGAATCTGAGGGAGGTGCGAGTGTGAGCAAATTGATAATGCTTAAGGAAATGTTGCCAACAGTGTTATTTGTATCCGGATTAATCGCTATCGTCACCAGTGCTTATCTTTTTAATAGCATTATGGGAACGTTGGTACTAGGCAGTGTATTGCTCTTTTGCGGTTGGCTACTCACGCCTACGTCTAAGGCAGGTGGTAGTAGATGAGTATATGGAATCCGTATGAACGGATGCAGAAAAGAAGTATGACAATACCATCAACTAACCTGTCAAGTTACATCATAAGTGGTGGACAAGTATTGCCCAATCATTTGGTTGATGCCAGTACGGCCTTAAATAATTCTGATCTATACGCTGTTATCAATCTTCTAAGCAGTGATATTGCATCGGCAAGTTTTGAAGTGGCTGCACCCTTTGACAAGGTGATAAATAACCCGAACAACCTTATTTCTCCATTTAACTTTTGGCAATCAGCTGTAGTTCAGATGTTGCTTACGGGAAACGCCTATATCGCCATTACAAGAGATAGCAACAATGTTCCTATGAGGCTAGAGATGGCACCGGCGGCACAGGTAGTAGTCACTTTAGCAGACAGCAGCGCAGATATTAGCTATGCGGTTAACTGGGGAGACGAGAGAGGCACTATCAATTATCCTAGTGCAAACATGCTTCACTTTCGATTGATGGCTAGTGGTAGCAATGGTCAGCAATACATTGGTATTAGCCCACTAGAATCAATAGCAAGCCAAGTCAATATTCAAGATTATGCAAACAAGTTGACGCTATCAACTATCAAGAATGCTATTAATCCAAGCACCGTTATTAAGGTTGCTGAGGGTGCTTTAAGTCCAGAGGAAAAGGAGCAAACTCGCAAGGCTTTTGAAAATGCTAACACGGGTGACAATGCTGGGCGGCCGCTGGTCCTAGATCAGTTATATGATGTTCAAAGTTTGGCTATTAACAGCGATGTATCCAAGTTCCTGACCAGTAATGACTGGTCCAAGACACAAATAGGCAAGGTTTTTGGTGTACCAGATTCCTATCTGAACGGTAAGGGAGACCAGCAAAGTTCATTAGATATGACTAAATCGCTTTATAGCAACACCTTGCGGCGCTATGTAAAGCCAATAGAAAGCGAAATGGGTGCCAAATTTGGCGTACCTGTCAATATTGATGAATCTAGCGCTGTGGATGCTGATAATGATCTACTTATTAGCCAGATTCAGAAGTTGCTAAGTGGCACAACACCAGCCATTACGCCTTTACAAGCACAACAAATGCTGGCAAAAAGGGGTGTGATTTAGTGAAAAATGAAGATATACGTACATTTGACGTCAAAATTCGAGCTGAAACGGGCTTAGCCAATGAAAATAGCAACAATCAGGCTGAAAATGGACAAAATATGGATATTTCAGGCGTTGCGGCAGTGTTCAATCAGCCATCGATTAAAGGCGATTTTACCGAATATGTTGACCAAAATGCCCTAAATAACGTCGATTTGAGCCAAGTTTTGCTGCTTTATGCACATGATTTTTCTAACATTTTGGCCCGTGTAGACGCTGGAACATTACAAACAAGCATTCAGCCTGATGGTTTACACTTTAATGCCCAGTTACCAGACACACAGTTGGGGCATGACACATACACAAACATATTAAATGGCAATATCAGGGGCATGTCGTTCGGTTTTAAGATTGCGCCTGGTGGAGATAGTTGGTCAGTCAACTCACAAGGCAACACGATCCACACAATTAACAAAATTGACCAAGTGTTTGAACTGTCACTAACGCCTATTCCAGCGTATTCAGAAACAAGTGTGCAAGTGCAAAGGGATTTGGCTCAATTTTTATCAAGTAAGAAAGAAGTTGTGAAGATGGCAGAAAAGCCAGAGGAAAAAGAAGAACAATCTGTTGATGACCAAAAGCGGTCAATTGAACAATTACAACAGCAGTTATCAGATTTAAAAGCACAAGTAAAAACAAAGGTTGTTATTGACAAGCCTGAGGAAGAAAAGCGTGACGCTACACCAGATATGGCAAGCGATGAAACTACTGCTCAACCAACACCAGATATGGTAAGCGATGGCACAACCACACAGCCAACTTCTGGTGATTTGGTCAGCATGATAGCAACACTTCAAGCTGCTATTCAGTCATTAAGTCAGCAATTGGCAGACCAACAAGCGCCATCACAAATGGACGATGACGTCCCAGATGATGACAATAATGTTGTTTTGGATGAAGCAAAGTCAAAGCAACAAACTGCTGAAACTGAAAAGCGTGATGGAAAACCAGATGAAGTAACTGCGGAACAAGATGTCAAGCAAGAAAATAAAAGAGATGGAGCAAAAGATATGTCAAAGAATTTAACAGCAGACAAAGTTGAAGATGAAGAAGTACGTGACTTCAAAGAGTTTTTGAAGACTGGCGAAATTAAGAGAGATTCCGCAGGTTTTGACTCTGCCGCTGGCGAAGCAGTATTGCCTAGCCAAGTATTGGACATTATGAGTCAGCCTAAGGACCCAGCACAATTAGGCGGGTATGTAACTAAAGTTCAAGTTTCTGCACCCACTGGTAAGATACCTGTTTTGTCCAAGGCATCTGCACAGTTGGTTTCAGCAGCTGAATTGGCTGACAACCCTCAACTTGCAAATGCCTCTTTAACACAGGTCAATTATGATGTTCAGACTTTGCGTGGCTCACTACCAATTTCCCTTGAAATGACTCAGGACTATCCAAATATCACCAGTTTACTGACTCAGTACATTAATGACATTAAGGACCAAACTGAACAGCATAAGATTGGTGCAGTTTTGCAAACAGCTACTCCAGTTGCCGCTACAAGTATTGATGATATTAAGGATGCATTCAACGTTGGCTTGAGCAACTACACTGACCGAATGTTTGTTGTATCTGAATCATTCTTTGCCGCAATTGATAAGCAAAAGGATGCTGAAGGTAGGTACCTGTTACAAGATTCCATCACTTCTCCATCCGGCAAACAGTTGTTCGGTGCCCCGCTGGTAGTTGTTGCTGATGATGTGCTTGGCAAGTCTGGAGACGCAAAGGCATTCATTGGTAGTGTTAAAAACTTTGTGGTTGAAACTGTTAAGGGCAACATTAACCTGTCTTGGCAGCGTAATGAGAATTTTGAACAGGTACTTTTGGCAGCACTGCGGGCAGACTTTAAAGCTGCTGATACAGCTGCTGGTAAGTTCATTACCTATACTGCACCAGTTGCTACAGTACCTACTACTACCCTTGGCAATTAACTAAGTAAACTGGTCGCCTAAAAAAGCATAGTAGCTTGATTCTAAGCGGCGGCCGAATGGAGGGGTATCAATGGCAGAAGCAACAATAGACCCAAGCAAGATTGCTAGTGATCTAATGGTCGAGTTAAACCTTGATCCAGCAGAGTTGCCCACAATCACAACCTTGGTAAACACTTCAGTTGAAATCATTAGTCGCTCTTCTGATGCACCAGAGGACGACACCTTGACGGTTCCAGCCGTCAAAGTATTAGCCCAGGCAATGTACTATGACCGTGGTTTAGCCAATGGTATGCCTAAGGGACTTCTGATGATGCTGGCACACTTACAGGCTAGTAGTGGTGGTGGTGACAACAATGGTAACTAGTTTTAAACCAGGTGACTTTAGTCATACTGTTGAACTTGGTAGCTCGCAGTCGCACAAGACAGGAGCCGGTATAAACATAACTAGCTTTGTACCAGCTTACAAACTGCATTACAAACAGCAGAAACGGACACTCACACAGCAGTACACGTTAATTGGTACACGCTTGGATAACTCAATTACTATCATTGTCAGGCATGATGAACGCAACACCCGCCAATTACAGGCACGACTTGATGGCATTGTATACAACATCGCCGATGTTTCACCAGATGACAGCAATAACTACATAAAATATGACTACTTAACCCTCATAAAAGTAACCAAGGGGGCATAGCTATGGAAATGGATGAAGCACTTGAACAATGGCTTAAGCAAGTATCAAAGGCCGCACAGCTTTCTATATCTGACCAAGAGAAGATTACCAAGGCTGGTGCTGATGTTTACGCCAAGAAGCTAGCAGAAGTCACCAAAGAAAAGCATCCAAATACCAAAGGTACTGGTGGTAAATATGGGCATCTGAGTGAAGATATTAGCTCCGCCACTGGTGATATTGATAAAGAGCACAATGGTAATTCCGTTGCTGGATTTGGTGATAAGGCATTTGTTGCACGTTTCCTTAATGATGGGACAAAGAAAATTCATGGTGACCATTTTGTTGATAATGCTCGTGATGATGCCAAGGATGCAGTATTTGCAGCCGAGCAAGAGGAATATGAAGCAATTATCGCCAAGTTGAATGGTGGTGGAGACAAATGAGCGCTGTAGATGATGCAGTAACAATGCTTAGTCAAGCCAGCATTGCCGGTATTGATGCAGTTGAAGGCAACAATTTACCACAAGAATTAGTCGACAGTCTGAACAAAACAGTCGTTTTGATTACTGATGCTGCTAATGATCCGGCCGCCTATGGTGACAATGATTTCTGGGCATTAAATCAGGAAGTAGAAGTACAAATTTGGTACTCGCAATTGCTTGATTCTGATCCTGAGGCCATTGAGATAGCCATGATGAAGGCTTTTACTCATCAACATTGGCAGGTAGCCGCGGTTAGACAACGAACATTAGACCCAGATACACAGCAACTTTTTAACACATTTTATTTCAGTAGAACGAAGAACATTGGAGGAATTTAAATGGCAACAGTAGGTTTATATCAAATCCAGTTAGCTTTGGTTGATGCACAACAAAAGTTAATTTCTGGCACTGGGGCAGGATTAGGCACAGACGGTATCTATACTGTCGATCACAAAGATTTAGGTGCTAAAACTGCCAACATTACTAACTTAGCAGGCACCATTGCTAAGACTTATGGCAACAACAACGTCCAAGACGTTACTGTTGGTACTTCAGAGCCATCAGTAGCTCTAGATATTAACAACTTGGACTTTGCAATTAAGCAGCAAATCAAGGGTTTTGTTAGTGACAGCAAGGGTGGTTATACGGATGAGAATTTGAAGGCTCATGTGGCCTTGCTTATTACCACCCAAACAATTGACCGTTTACACTTTGTCTATTATGGATTTGGCGATGGCATCATGACCGAAACCGCAGCTAACATTCAGACTGATGCGGCAGCAGAACAACGTGTAGATGACACTTTGACTTACACAGCGCTTACTACTATGGCCTTTAACAATCAGCCGTACAAGATTTATAGCGATATTGATCCTAAGTTCGACAAAGCCAACATGTACAAAGAGGTGTTCGGAGGATATGTATTGCCAGCAAGTTCAACAGGATCTGGCACCGTAACTTCTGGTAACTAATGCTGATAGACGCATTCTGACACAATTTCATAGCAACAACTGATGAATGGCTCACGAACGTGCGCTATTTTTTATGCTCAAAAGTCGCTTTCTGGTGAACTTGGTGGTGTCCGATTCACCACAGCGACCTTATCAAATAAAAAGGATGGTATTACCAATGAAAATCAAAGTTAGTCAACTTAGCAACCGTGTACATGAGGTAAAGACAACCAATCGGAACATGGAAAAGATGTATGATCTACAGTTGCTCATGGCCAAGGCTGATGATATTGCCGATATGGAACCGGTAGAAATTATTAAAATGCAGCGCGATATGTTACATGACTCAATCGACTTCTTGACCACCGTTTTAAACCTGAACAAGCAAGAAACGGACAAGCTTGGAGATCTAGAATTTGCCGACACTATTCAGGCAGTTAATTACACTTTTGAACGCATGATGGGCATGAGTGATGAGGATGTTGACTTAGCTGCCAAGAAGCAGGATGCCAGCAAAAGCAAAGATTAATCCAGCCGTCAAAGTTTATGAGCTTGAAAATCAAGTACAGGACTTTAGATGGATGAAAAAGCAGGCAGTCATGTATTTCCACTGGTCGATGCAGGATTTTGATGATGCCGACCATTTTGAAATGCTGGAAATGATGTCCGCCAAGGATAAGAAAGACCGGCCAATTGATCCGGCAATTATGTGGAAGCAATACCAAGAGAAAGGGTGATTAAAGTGGCACAACAAATTAACGCAACAATGAGCACCAAGATTGCCCTTGATCTATTGTCAGCAAGCGAATCCGTCAAATCATTAACAGCGGTTGTTCGTTCGAGTCAAAATGCTTGGAAAGCTCAAGAAGCAGAGATGAAGTCTGCTGGTGATGCAGTTGGAGCTGCTCAAGCCAAATATGAAGGACTGGGCAAATCTATTGATGGTCAACAAGCTAAGATTGACGCTCTAAAAGCCAAACAAGCTGAGTTGAAGGGCAATACTGCCGATGTTGCTCAACAGTTTTTAAAGTATCAGCAACAAATTGATGGTGCCACTAAGCAACTGGCCAGTATGCAAGATCAGCAAGACCGTGCCAAGCAAGCAATGGACTATCAAAAGTCTGGGTTGGCAGGATTACAGCAAGAGTACACAGCAGCTGCACGTGCCAACCAAGCTTATGTGACTCGCTTAGAGGCTGAAGGCAATCAGCAAGAAGCTAACAAGGCCAAAATGGAAGGCTATAAGTCCTCCATTACCAATCTGAATGAGCAGTTGTCCAAGCAGTCTGCTGAGTTGGACAAGATTGCGAGTGCTAGTGGCAAAGACTCCGATGCTTGGCGAACGCAGAAGACGCGTGTTGATGAGACGGCTACCAGTTTAGCAAAAGCCAAGTCTTCTATGACCGGCTTGCAAGCTGAAATGGACAAGGCTAACCCATCTGTTTTCAACAGAGTTAAGGAAGCTATATCGGGAACAAACAAGCAAGCCGAAAAGACACCGGGTTTGCTTCACAAAATTGTTGAGGGTGGCTTAATCACCAATGCCATTACGAGCGGCTGGCAACGTCTAAGCTCAAGCATTACCGACACGGTAAAGTCTGGGCTAGAACTTAACGAGGCCGGAGAAAAGCTAAATATGACGTGGGAGAACATGGGCAAGTCGGCCAATGATATCCAGATTCTTTCCGACCAAATGTCATATTTGCGCAGTGAGACTGGTGCAACCGGTGGCGAAGTTAACAAAATGCAAACCACCGTTGATACCATGACGCATGGTGTCACAGATAAAACTCTCGTCATCAGTGCTGGTATTGCCAGCATTGCCACGGCTTCGCACAAAGGCGGAGACGGCATGGATTCCTTGTCTAAAGCGATGACACGTGTCGTTGCTTCTGGTAATTTAACAACAACCAACCTTGCCAAACTTGAAAAGCAGGCTCCTACCTTAGGCGCACAATTAGCCAAAGCCGCTGGTGTCAGTCAAGATTCATTCGCCAAAATGGTTGCTGACGGGAAGATCAAGTCTGACGACTTCATGAACTTGGTTTATAAGGTTGGCACAACAAGTAAGAGCACATTTGACCAATTTGGGAAAACCAGTGAAGGTGCTCTTGCACAGCTGTCCGGTGGTTGGACATCAATCAAGGCTAAGATGGCAGCACCATTGCTTGATGTTAAGAATAGTGGCATGCAATCACTTGCTGGGATTTTGACATCATCTGTTGTTCAAAGCGCCGCTACTGCACTAGGCAAAGGGCTGGCAACTATTGCTAATTGGGCCAAGAACGTTCTGGACTATGTTTCAGTGCACAAAAAAGATGTTACCGGTATAGCCAGCGATATGTGGGACATTGCCAAAATTGCTGGTGAAGAAGTCTGGTCCTTGTTTAAAACCGCAATCAAAGACATTGCTGGTTGGCTAAATGTCGGTGGTTCCAATGCAAAGACGATGAAAGACCCGCTAAAAGCTATCCATGATGTGCTAGATGATATTGTCAAAAACAAATCTGGTATTCAAACTACCGTCAAAGTGATTGCGGGGCTTTGGATGACAAAAAAAGCACTGGAATTTGCAGCGGGATTGGGTCATGTATACAGTTCGTTGAAAGCGCTGGGTGATACTAAACTAGCTCAATCAATCCTGTCCAACTTCAGTAAACTGAACATTGGCAGCAAGCTAGCTAAAATTGCAGTTCCCGTAGTAATTGCTTATGACGCGATTAGTGACATAAAGAATTTAACAAAAGCATTTGGTAAGAATGGCACTGTGGGACAAAAGTTTTCTGCTGTTGGTGAGACATCTGGCAGCTTAATTGGCGGCGGTATCGGTTTCTTCTTTGGTGGCCCCGCGGGCGCCGCAATTGGTGCCACAATTGGCAAAGTGGCCGGTAAATGGGCTGGTGATGCTGCCAAGAAGTTTACTGATGGCTGGAATGCTAAGAAAAAGCCAGCTAATAGCTGGCTAGGTGGTCTTGGCTGGGATGCTCGTCAAATGACTAACAATGTAGTCAAATGGTGGGATGGCATTAACAAGTCCACTGATGCAGCTCAAAAAAAGCAGCAGAAACAGCAAGAAGCAGCTAATAAGCAGGCGCAAAAAGACTGGAATGGATTTTGGGACGATGTTGGCAAGGGCTGGACTGGATTTTGGAATGATGTAAACAAGAAAAATTCTATTGCACAACAGCAACAGCAAAAACAGCAAGACGCAGCTAATAAGCAGATAAAGAAAGATTGGGATAGTTTTTGGAGCAATGCAAGCAATGGCTGGAACAACTTTTGGTCAGATACTTCAAAAAATGCCAAAAACGGTATGAATGATACAAAATCATGGATTGATAGTGCCAATGCCAGGATCCACAAAGGCTGGGATAACTTCTGGTCAGACACCTCGCAAAATTGGAACGGATTTTGGGGAACTGTTGGTAAAAATGCTCAAAGTGGAATGTCAACAGTCCATGGCTGGATTAATGATGGCAACAGCAAAATAGATTCCGGATGGCGTTCCATGTGGTCAGGACTCAAGTCTTTCTTCGGCAGCATATGGGATGGCATTAAAAATGCTGCAGCAGATGGCATGAATGCTGTTATCAACGTTATTAACGGCGCTATCAGTGGCATCAACTGGGTTTGGGAAAAGTTCACTGGCAAAGACGCCTTGAAAAAACTATCACCTGTTCACTTTGCCACTGGTGGTACTGTCACCCAAAAGATGCACCTTGTCATGGTCAACGATGGTACTGGACCTGATTGGAAAGAACTTTACCAGTTACCAAATGGGCAACTCGGTATGAGTCAACAGCGTAATGCTTCAGGACTATTGCCAGAAGGCACTCGTGTCTTTAATGGGAAAGAAACCAAAGCCATCATGAATATGGCTGGCGTTGAACACTATGACTTAGGTGGTGTGATTGGCGGTGTTGGCAAATTCTTTTCTGGTGCTTGGGACAAGTTGGAGGCCGTTGGTGATTGGCTTGCTAACCCTATTGGAAAAGTAACCGATTTAATCAAGTCAAGTATTAGCGGTATTTCCGGCGGTGTTGAAATGTTTAGCAACTTAGCCGGTGGTGTTATTGACAAATTAACAGGCAGTGTTGTTGATTGGTTTAAAAAAGAACTGACAAAGTTGCAAGACACACTAGGCGCAAACCCTGGTGGCTCAGGCGTGCAACGTTGGAAGCCATATGTCATTCAAGCTTTAAAGGCCAATGGATTTGATGCCTCAGCATACCAAGTTGCCGCATGGATGCGCGTTATCCAGCGTGAATCAAATGGTAATCCTAGGGCAATAAACTTGTGGGATAGCAACGCCAAAAAAGGCATTCCGTCGATGGGACTTGTACAAACCATTGGGCCAACGTTCAATGCGTTTAAGTTTCCCGGCCACAACGATGTTTATAACGGATACGATGATCTGCTTGCTGGTATTCACTACATGAAGTCCATCTACGGCTCTGGAAGTTCTGCCTTTGCTCGTGTCAGCGGCTCTGAAGGTTACGCCAATGGTGGCTTGATCACACAGCCAATCCATGCGCTTGTTGGCGAAGATGGCCCAGAAACAATTTTGCCATTAACCAAAACAAGCCGTGCTTGGCAACTACTAGGTCAGGCTGTTACCAACATCAATCACAACTTGGGTAATGGTTCCGTTGCTGAAAGCGAAAACAGCGGTACAGATGATTTAGGAAAGAAGCTGGACAATATTGCCAATCTTCTCACGAAACTTAGCTTTGTTCTACAAGTTGGTGACGACCAGTTTTATCCAAAAGTTGCGCCAAAAGTTAAGCAGTACAACGACAGAACAGACAGGTTCAATGCTTATTGGAAAGGAGGAACCGTTTAATTGAAACAAGCAGGCATGAAAATCACATACGCCGGAGTAGATATTACCCAGTGGATGTATGTGCAGATAGTCGAACGTGATGTAGGAACTAATCACGTCAACACAATGCAAAAGGTCGGCATCAGCGATGGTCAGATGCTGCAATACATGTCACGGGACGTCAAGACGATTGTGGTAACTGGGATCGTTATGAATGATGATTTGGTACCACTAAGGCGTTCATTGGCCGCTGCTATTGATACGGACGAACCCCAGCAGCTAATCTTTGGGGATGAGCCTGATAAATACTATCTAGCCATCGTAGACAGTCAGCCTACCTTCACCGAAGGCTTTCGATCAGGGACAATCTCAATCAGCTTCGTCTGTCCCGATGGTGGCATTGCACACTCGGTAGCCACGAAGACGGCTGACAACATGCCATACAAGGACGTGCCAGTGAACCTGCTTACGGGGACAAGTAATCAGCTAGCATCTACAAGCTTAAGCGGCTGGAATGAACATGTTTTTGGAAATGTAGTCCCTCAGGCTGGTACAAACTATTGCTTCAGAGTTTGGATTGACAATCCCACTTTTGATGCGTGTGCAAAATTGGACTGTTCAGACTCAAGTGGCAGTCAAATTGTATGGGCACAAGGCAATACTATATCGGCTGGTACTAGTGGATACAGCATTGTCAAGGCAACAACAGACAGCAAATATGCAAATATCAAGTGCCAAACGGTTTACACATTCAACCATAGAACTTCAGCATCTGGATCATATGGATACAAAGAAGCCAAGCTTGAAGCGGGGACCGTTCCTACTCCATGGTCGCCTAACCCAGCTGATCCTGAATACTATACCAACACCATCACGGTTCATAATGGTGGAACTTATCCTGTTGAGCCAATCATTACGGCAACTATGCACGCTGATAACGGCATGGTTGGGATTGTTAATGATCGCCCGGGTATTCTTCAATTCGGTACGCAAGAAATTGATGGTTTCACCACCGAAGAAAGCGAAGTAGCACTTGATTTGGCAGCCGTGCAAGGCTCACATATGGATAATCAAGCCGCCACAAACAATCCCTATTGGGGTGGTGATCCTAGTATGCCTAATGAACAGATTGGCAATGCGATTTGGACACAGGACAGCTATGATGGCTGGAAGGTTGAGCCTAATTGGCCCAGTATTACTGGCACTCATTTGTATTGGAATGGGCCTTCAATCAAACACGATCTCGCCCAGACGCATAATGGAGACTTTAAGAGCAATCTGACTTGGGATGTCATGACGCGCTTTCAAACTGGTGTAGCACAGGTAGGCTCACTCGAAACAACCTTAGAAAGTGACGGCAAACCAATCTTTCAGATGATACTGAAAGACAATAGTGCACTGTCGGACCAAATATGGTGGATGTGTTACTACAAAAATCAACTAGTCGTCAATGAACAGTTGGATCGCAATATCTTCACTAACGACAAGTTCATTCAGCTGGAATTGCAGAAATTTGGTAATTCAGTTGTTTTCCGAGTGTCCCCATGGGTTGGCAATCGAGGACGAGAGACGACTATTACCCGTCAATTCACTTTTGCGGACGCTGCTAGTGTCGAGACTAAGCAATTTTCAGCGTGGTTTATGCGAGACAAGACATGGGGCGAGTCGACTATGTATCTGATTGCGTCCACCGTCAAATGGCAAAACGTTAGCTGGTATACGAATATCAAGAATCGTTTTAGCGATGGTGATGTTCTCAAGATTGATGTGGCGAACGCTAAGACGTACTTGAATGGTTCTCTTGACCCAACCATGCACACGTTAGGTAATCAATGGGAGCAATTCAAACTGCCGCCCGGTGATACTGAGATTGCTATCACGCCCTCGAGCTGGGCACAACCATTTGCGTGTGAAGTCGAGATAAGGGAGGCGTGGCTGTAAATGGAATACTATTTCTCAGACCGAAAATTCAACATCATGGGCGTTGCACGTACAACCGGAAAAGGCGAATGGTTGGTTAGCGCGGATAGTGAAGTAAAAACAACTGATGATAGGCCTGCCATTGCCTTGACCCTGACGATTCCATTTAAAACTGAGCAAGAGCAGGCCATTGATGAAATGGCGGCTGAAAACAATTTTGTCTTATATCAGGATGAAGAAGGCAATGGACATCAAATGGTCATTGCCAGTGTTAATCACGATACATTAGCACATATTCATACAGTCGTTTGTACGGATGCAGGTAACGATCTGATGAATGAAGTGGTGGGTGCCTATACCGCTGACAAAGCCTATACTATCGCTGATTACATCCTCATGTTTACAAATGATTCTGGCTGGGAGATCGGTATTAATGAATTTCCTACAGACGTCAGAACACTTACATGGACAGACGAAGACACTTCACTTAGCCGCATTAAATCAGTCGCAAAAGATTTTGATGCAGTGCTTAGCTTTGGCTTTGTTTTTGTAGGTACGACTGCCGTAAAACGTGTTATCAATATCAGACATGAGGAAACTTCAGACAGTTTAATTTCTTTTGAGATGAACAAAGACATCAACAATATTGTAAAGACAGTTGATATCTACGACATGGAAACCTCGGTGAAGGCCTATGGTGCTACACCTGACGGTTCAAACGATCCAATTAATTTGATTGGGTATAGTTGGACTGATCCAACCGGACAATTTGTACTTGACCAGTACGGATTCTTGCACGATACCATTGCCGTACAGAAGTACTCACGTTTGTTAAGCAATGACAATCCTAATCCGACACAATCTGATTGGAATCGGGTTAAAACATTTGAGTCGACTACTCAGGCCACGTTATTACAAGCAGCCCTAGCAGATTTGAAACAGTATAACCATCCAAATGTCAACTATGAAGTTGATTTGGAAAATGCGCCCTATGTGCCATTGAACCAAACGGTACACGTTGTTGACGAGAACCAGAATCTATTTCTTTCTGCGAAAGTGTTGTCGGTTGAACGCAGCCGCGCTGGTCATTATACCAAGCTCACTTTAGGAGACTACGCAAATGAGCAGCCTAATTTGTATTCTGCGCTTAAGGATATGGCGGTTAAGATTGAAAATATCCCTAAAACCGTTCAATACTATCCGTGGGTTCGTTATGCCGATGACAATCAGGGCACTAACATGAGCGCCTTCCCAACTGGTAAAAAGTACATGGCAACCGTTTGGTCAAATAAGACATCAGTCCCTAGCGATGACCCAGCTGATTATGCTGGTCAATGGGCATTGATTCAGGGCGAAGATGGTGCTGATGGTAAGCCGGGGCCTGCGGGAACGAGTAGCTATTTGCATACTGCATACGCTAATAGTATTGATGGGAGTCAAGACTTTTCAACTACAGATGGCACTGGCAAGTCTTATTTCGGTCAATATGTTGACCAGACCCAAGCTGATAGCACAGACCCAACTAAATACTCGTGGACGTTGTTCAAAGGCGAACAGGGTCCTCAGGGCATTCCCGGAAGCAAGGATGTGCCATACACATACATTCAACTTGGCACGCCTGCTAGTCCCAAGAAAGGCGACCTATGGTGGCATGGGACAACGCTTAACGATGCCACAGCATTGCAATACTACGATGGGTCAGCTTGGATTGACCAAAGCATCCAGCAAGCGATTCTAAATATTGAAAAACTTGTTGCAATCGAAATTGACAGTTCAACTATTAATTCTCCAACGATAAATGTGCCTTTCACTCATGCTTCTATTGAAGGCGGCGGCACATTGTCAACGGGGAAACTGTCTCTGAATGGAACTTCATATACCATTGATGGAACCATTGAAGATACTAATGGGAACCCGAATGGTCAAAACTATCATACTGAACTAAACCCTGACGGCTTGCTGTCATACATTACGCAGACAGATGGAACAACACAAATGCGTACCAGCAGAATCTCAATGGGTACTCTTGAACTAACAGACCTAGTTAGCGGATTGGGTAATTCTGCCAAATACATTACTTCCACTTTTAATGCTCATGATGCGGTTGATTACTACCACAAAGACTCGGGACTGGAAACTAACGATGTCAGCGGCCTCAATATCTCGTATTCGAGAAAAGGCAATAGTGTCACCATTGGGATTGCTTTCCAAATGAAGACTGGCAATGGATGGGTTAAGATTGCGGACATTNGACCGGGGTATAGCCCATTTAACAGTGATGATGCAGCAAGGTTGCTCGGTAGCATGTCGTATACGGGCGCAGCCTGTGAATTATATGTTTCAGCGGGTGGAATTTACATTATTCCATGGCGTGGACAAGGCGGGTATGCTGGCAGCTTGAATTTCATTACTCATGATGCGTA